GCGTCCTTGTTCTCAAGGATCGACCGGGCCTGCGCGTAGAGCGCCTTGCTGCGCTCTACCTTTTCCTTCAGATCCATCGTACCCTCCCAGCGACGTTCAGTCGCGTAAGTGTGACCTACTCCTCGAGCAGGTCCAACTCCGCGGCCCCTACCTCTGCCAAGTGCAGCAGGTCCTCGTCGGTGGGTGGCTTGTCGCCGGCCCGGCCGGCCCCGGACTTCGGGGGTGCGGTCTTCGTCCTTTTCATTATATCACGCTTCGTGTCGTCCATCTCGGTTTCGGCGTCCTGGTGCTCGTCCGTCATGCCCATATCCACGCCCGCGTCCGCGAGCGCTTCGTGCAGGGCTGACATGGCCGCCATGATCCGGTCCACGTTCCGTTGGGCCAGCACGCGCCCCGCCTTCAGCGCCTTGTGCTCGGTCAGCTCGTGCAGGCCGAGGAACTCGACGATGTCGGCGATGTCCAGGTCCGGCCGCGTGTCGGACACCGGTTCAACGACCTTGGTTTCGCCCTTCGGCGTGAACGCCATCGTCCCGTACTCGCCCATCGCCGTGTCGGGCTGGGTCTCGGCCGGGAGAGGCTGGAACTCGTACGTCCCCTCCACCCACTGGTCGCGGGGTGCGAACGTCACCAGTCCGTCCTGCTGGGTGAACGGCACCTTGTAGCACACTGGACCGAACTCGACGATGCAGAAGCCGAGGTCGAGGTAGGTCGCCCGGACCCACGGAGCGTACTGCGGCTGCACCGCCGTTGGGTCTCCAAAGACCGCCGTGAACTCGGCCTGAACATCGTTGGCCACCTCTTCGATGGACTCGTTCTTCGTTTCGGTGTCCACGTGCACCGCCGCCAACTTGTCCACGTTCGCGTGGAGTGCCGCGATCTGGGCGTTGGCATCCTCCTCGGTGTCGTGCGTTCCGAGAGCCTCACCCGTGCGGTTCCCGTCGGCGTCCACCTTGTACACGCCCCACTTGTCGCCAACCTTGAACACGTCCCAAGGCTTGGCTTCGTGGTCGGACTTCGTACCCAGCACGGCCGTCTCGGTGTTCATGCCCCACAGCACGGGGGACACCTCCCACAGCCGTACCGTCTTCAGGTTGCGGGCCGTAACCGTGTGGCCGTTCTTGTCCTTGACCTTGGAGTAGTCCACGTCGAGGGCATCGTACGTGTACGACCACTCGTCGATGCCGCCCTCCCGGATGCGAACGAAGGCGCCCTTGCCCTCCGGCGTATCGAGGAAGAACTGGATGGACCCCATGAGCCCGCCGGTCGCCTCTGGGCTCTTGGCCCGAACCGCCTCGGGCAGTCCGGCGCGATCCACCTCCCAAAGTTTGACTGGCTTGCCCAGGACGCGCATGATGCTGTCCTGGAGGTGATTGTCGCAAACACGGATCTTCCCGGCCCGCTCGCTAATCGTCTTGACAAAGGAACCGGGGTGAGAGATGTCGCTCCCCTCGTCGAGGATCCCGAACACCGTGATGAGGCCGTCAACGATGCCTTGATCCTCGTCGATCCGTACCTTGGTAAACTGTACAGATTTTGTCTCGTGCTTCATGTTGCCCTCCGGCCAATCAATTGTATCACTATTCGGTCGCCTCGCCGGGCAGGACCGGCAGGACCGTGCACCGACAGTTGATCGAGTTTCCTGGACTGCCCGCAGGATCGCCCGGATAGTCCATCTCCTCGTCGTCCACGATGAATGGCTCGTCGATCGCAACCACCTGGCCGTTGGCCTCCCAGTGCGCCTCCCGCACGCGTTCGTCGGGGGTGGCCAGCCACTCCTTCTGTTCGACGCCCCACTCGGACATCTGCTCCGTGGCGCCAAAGTTCTCCGCCCGCATCGTCTCCGTCCGGGCGATCGCCTCCGCCCGGTAGGGCACCATGCGGTCCTCGAACCAGGCCAGGTCCTCCGGCTCCACGTCTCCGTACGCCATCTGTCGGAAGACCTCCTCGAGGTGACCTGCCATCGCATCAATGGACCAGCCTTCGTCCACCCCCATGGCGATGACCTCCTCGACAAGGTCCGCCGTGGTGCCGTTGACGGGACTGGCGAACTCCAGGGCGTACTCCGTAAACCACTCCTGCGCCCCGATGTTCGGCACGTCGAACTGAAAACCGAACTCGTCCCGCATGGTGTTGACGCCGTCCGTCATCACCCCCTCCAGCACAGGCAGGAACTGTTCCCGCCAGTTGGCGCCGGCCTGGGTGCGGAGGTAGTCCCGCGTCGCCTCGCTGTACTTCCGCCAATCGATACTCTGCTTGTTCCGCAGGGCGGACTTGTGTGCCTCCCCGAGCAGAACCAGCAGTTCCCGCTTGTCTATTTCAAGTGCGGTGCGGGTCGCCGCCAGGGCGTCGGACTCGTACTGCCGGGCGATGCGATCGACCTTCTTCCAGTACAGGAGCTTAGCGTCAGAGAAAACATGGACTTCGGTACGTTTGGGCCCGCCCTCGTCGCGCTCCTGGTCCTCGGAGTACTTGCGCCCCCGGGGAGCGAACCCCGGGAGGAAACGCTTGGCGGCATGACGACGCTTCGCAAAGATGGGCATGTCTCAGCGCTCCTTGGGCACATTCATAGGATATCCATCGCTACGAGGAGTTCGGCCTCTTCCTCGTCCGTCTCTACGACAGCCGGCTGCTTTACCACCTTCACCGGGGGCTCGGCGTAGTACGGGTAACGCCCGGTATGCTTCTTCTTCACAACCCCGGTCCCACCGGTTGCAGACTGCGTGTCAATCGCGCTGGCCACTTCCGTGATGCTGACTTCATAGATGGTTCCACCACCCCCAGGTGTGATGGTCGCATCCTGTGTGTCGGCTGCCGCCGCCGCCTCCCCAACCGAAACCAATGTGATCAGCGCCCAGTCCTGGACATCCAGCGCCACCCCCGCTTCGATGACGGCCGCCTCTTGCGTCAGCACGGCGCTCTGGGTCTCGGCCGCAGCACCAGCCTCAGCGATGGCGGCTTCCTGGCTGACGGTCGCGCTGGGCGCGTCCGATGCCGCCTCCACCTCGACTATCGCCGCCTCTTGGGTCAAGGTCGCGCTGGGCGTATCGGCCGCCGCACCAGCCTCGGAAACGTCACCGACCTGAATCAGCAGGGCAATCGGCGCATCGGTCGCGGAGACGGCCTCGCTAACGCCGTCCTCGAACAAGAGGCTGGCTGATTGCGCGTCCGCCGCCGCCGCGGGCTCCGCAACGTCGGCTAGAGTAGTCAGAAGCGCGGTCGGGCTATCCGCTGCTGCCCCTGCCTCGGCCACCGCCGCCGAATAAATCGACCCCGCGGCATCCTGCGAGTCCGCAGCCGCCCCCGCCTCGGTTACGCCTGCCAGCGTAGTCAACACGGCGGACGGTGCATCGGCGGCGCTGGCAGCTTCCGTTACGTCGGCATCAATCCCCGAGGTATATTCGATGTGGAGCTTGGCGGCAAGAGCGGTGTTGTAGTCATAAGTTCTGATGGCGAGGTCTCTTGTCGAGCTTGCAGTATGTTGTTCATAGATCATCACCATCGCGTTTCCGGTCGCCCATGAACCTTGGTCAATCAGCTCCTGGACAATCGCGGATAAATCAGCGCCGTTCGTTGGGTCTCCAGCGGCGGCACCCCATTCGTAGGCAACATCAGTACCAGATGCAAACAGATTGGTCGAATTCCACTGAACGGTAGCAGTCGTTCGATTACGAGCGTTGATGTCGTTGGCACTCGCTGTGAAGGTTCCTGGATTGGGGGCGAGTTCACCCCGAATTTGATGCTGGGGTTCGTCAAGGGTGTCATCCACGATCGTGACTTCGACCGTCGCTAAGTCAATGGTCTCCGTCCCATCTAGTGCTATCGTTGTCCAGCGGAGCCCGACGTGCTCTGTTGTGGCGTCAACCAATTGGTTTTGGCTGGTCAAGAACATGCCGTCGTTTGTAGCCTGAAACGCGTCGTCGCTGTTTGCCCCCACCTGCTCATCAATCGTCGTATCAATCTCAATCGGATAGTCTGCGGCCTGGAGCCAGGCAATCGGGATGCGGTGTTCCACGAACAGATTGGGACCAGTCCTGCGCAGCCTGAATGTCCCTAGCAACTCATCCGGGTCCTGATCCTCAACCGGAGCACCATTAGAGCGGGGAAGGTTGAACGTCCATAGGACTTCGCCCGTCGTGCTGTGACGGAACTCGATGTAGCCCTGGGTGTTGACCGGATTGTTGACCACCCGATTCCACAAGACGCCGTTCACAAAGATGTCTATATTGTTTGAGACCTGGAAGATGAACTGCAAGCGGGCGACAGGATTTCCGCCAGCAACGATCTGCGCCGTGGGGGGCGGCCATCTGGAGGCCTGATCCACGACAAGGCGCTTATCCAGCCTAGCAGTCTGTGTCTGCCAGCGGATGTCGAAGCCTGTCCCAAATGCGCCCGACCAGAACAGGACATCCTCGCCCTGAACGACCGCGTTCGCCGACTGCGGGTTAGCAATAGCCTGAATCTGATCTAAGTCGTTCGTGTACTGGAGTTGCTGGGGCTGGAAGGCGACGCTCTCGCCGGTGCCCGGATGGACGTACTTGACGATCTGGCCGGAGGAGAAGTTGGCCAGAGCGAAGGCGTTGTAGCCAGCCTGCACCATCTCGAAGTTCCACGGTGCAGTGCCTGGTTGCCAGGCGCTGTTGATCTCCTGATCCTCGGCCGGCCCGTAGTGCATCGGGCCGATACCAAGGTCAAGCATGAACTTGCTGGGAATCGTGGGGTGCTGGTGCTTGATGGAGTTGCGGCGACGCGCAACAACCGTGGCACCAGGCCACAGTTGCTGCGCCCTCTCGCGAGCCTCCCTAGCGGGATGGGCCATGCCGCGGGCCGCTTACAGCGCGCAGCTGTAGCTGACGTTCAGCGTGTCCGTATTGACCACTACCTTGTCCCCGCCCGTGAACAGCCCGGCCGAGAACAACGTGCCGCTGGTGTTGTCAATGGTCGAAACGGCCCCCGTCCCGTACACCAGAAAAGCGCCCTTGACCGTCCCGGAGCCTGTAATAGCGAAGGACAGCGCGGCGCTGAGCGCCTTGCTTCCGCCGGAGGCTGCATTCCAGGCAGCGGTCTTACGCGGTGCGGTGTAGGTTGGTGCGTTGGCGTTACCTGCCTCGGTCCAGCCGCCGTGCGAGGACATCGTATCGCCGGCCACCGGTCCGGTGGTGTAGCTCACTGAGCTGATGAGCCCCAGGAAGGGACCGACGATGGCCACCGAGGTCTGCAGGTCGTTGTCGAGCATGTGGTTCTTGCCGACGGTCGTCACCACGTTCTTGATGGTGTCTCGCCACTTGACTTCCCCGTCGGCTCCGACGCACTCCACCGTGAACACGCCGTGGATGCCCGCTTTCTCCGTCACCGCCGCCGCTCGACTTATCCAGGCGTCCACTCGCACCTCTGCCTCCAGCTTGTCACCCATTGTGTCCATGTTCCTTTTGTTCCTTTCTCTCACTCCTCGTGGGAGTAGACTGAAACTTCCTCGGATCCGATTACGCGTTTGTCCTTGTCGCGGGTAAGTTTGGTCGTTGACCGACTGCCTGTCACCTTCGGCACGATCACCGTTACCTCCGCTGGGGGCACGATGATCGGTTGCGGTGCTTGCGGCGCGACGAGGGCCTCCATCTTGAGGCCCATCGCCTCAATGGCCTTGACCTGCTTGTCCAGAGCACCGACGATCAGTTCCGCATTCTTGGACTCCACCGCTGCGCGCAGTGCCTTGGACTGCTGGGCCAGGACCAGCCGGTTCTCCGCCAGCTCGGTACCCATGCGTTCCCCCAGGGCCAAGATCTGCTCGGACAACCTAAGTACCTGCTCGGGCTGCGCCCTCATCTCGATGATAAGCTCAGTGAGTACCTTGCTCTGCTGTAGCGCAGCCTCAGCCTGTTCCTCCATGGCCTTGGTATTCACGACTACCGTTAGGTTCATATCGTCACTCTCTCCATGGTTCTTCTCGGCGGCATCGGCCGCGGCTCCATGACTCTTCTCGGCCGCATCGGCCACGGCCTCTGGCGCCCCAGTATTGGTGTCCCCAGACGTGTCCGGCTGTTCAGAAGGCTTGGGCTCCGGGATCGGGGACGCTTGATCTGGCGGTGTCGCCGGCGGCGCGGGTTCCGGCTCCGGAGCGTTCGGATCGTAGACCGCCTGGAGGGCGCCGCTCATGTACACGACGTCGCCGTCCGCCATGTCGCCGAGCTCCAACTCCAGGAGCTGCGCGGCCTGGTTCTTGGTGATCCCCGTGGCCACCGCCTGGGCGAAGGCGCCGATCAGCGCCGGCGTGCTGGCCTGGAGCGCCTTCACGCCCGACAGGTCGAAGCGCCCGAACGTCCTGCCGTCGTCGGCCTGGAGGAAGTAGGCCAGCTCGTCCTCGACGAGGGAGAGCTCCGGGACGAACGTGTCCTCCCAGAACTGCTTGCGCGCCTCCTCGAAGTTGGAATACGACGATCGCATCAGGCCGATGCGCGTTCCGACGAGAATACCCGGCACGCCCAGCGGCCCGAGAATCCGGCTCTCGTTGCGCTCGTCGATCGGCTCGAACCCAAGTTGAGAAAACGTCGGCGTGATGGCCTCAAAGTCGCCCTCGTTGTCCAGTACCCCGATCTCGGCCCAGTTCTCGAAGGAGCCGTACTGCTCCATCCACCGCTCCTTGATGGTGGCGACGGTGGGATCGTCCAACGGCTGCTTGAACTTGAGCAGGCCCATCGGCGCGGTGCCCTTGTCGAAGAAGATCTTCAGGAACTTAGTGATCGAGTTGTCCACGTCCGCCGAAGACGCCAGGGGCGAGAGCGGCGACAGACCGTATCCCAACCCCTCCATCGGATCGCCGGGGTTCGGCAGCTTGACGTGCGCCAAGTCCTGGGGTAGGATCGGAGTGCCATCCCTGAACGCCTTCCCCTCCGGTACGTACAGGTAACCGAGCAGGTCCTTCTTGTTGTCGGGGCTCGGTACGATGAACACCCGATCGGGTCGCAGGCACCACATCGCCGCGGGCACCGCCCTTGCGCTGGTCCGCTCGAACCATACGTACGCGTTGCCCGCGACGTTCAGTGACGTGACGATCGAGCCGACGACCTGCCGGGTCGACTGGTAGTCGTTCGGCCGCATGATGAGCTGGGCGAGAGGATGCGAGGGCCTGACGGCGTCGGGGTTCTCGGGATCCCCCTTGTAGGCCCGCAGGACCGCGGCGTACGACGCCCTGACCTTGTAGTTGATCGCCGAATAGATCAAACTGTTGAAGTTGAATCCCTCGTTGACGTAGGCCTGGTAATCGATCAACTGCCACTGCGGGTTGCCCGTGGTCCAGCTAGGCCACATGAGCATCGGGCCCTTCTTCTTCCCACCAGATTGCCACGGCCTGCCGGGCAGGCCGTTCCCGAAGACCTTTAGCGCGATACGGGCCCGCGCCACGATGCCTGGTCTGGTGTCACCCATGGTGTTCCCGCCTCCGAAATGTGTACTTGGACCCCAGGGCGCTTCTAGGCCCCGGAGCCCCCAGCTCCCTCTATTGTATCACAATCATCGAAAGTACTGCCCCGAGGGCGCCTTACCCGCCAGGCACGCCAGGGCCACGGCCCAGAACTTGTCGGCGTGATGCTTCTCCGCCCGGGCCACGTCGAAGGTCACATTCTTGGAGGGGGTTACTAATCGACGGATCGAGTGAACCTGGTTCGCCAGATCCCGGTCGGCCGGCAGATGGATCGTTCCCTTCTGGAACCGCACCTTCGCCTCGACCGCCATGAGCTCCTTCGACTGATTGGTGAACGTTACCGGCATCACCCGCACCCAGAACTTGTGCTTCAGCTTCTCGGCCAGCATCATCCCAAGACCCGTCTCATCGACACATAGCCTCGTGATGGATAGCACTTCCATGGCGTGCGAGACGACGGCGAGCTGATCGTCGAAGGAAACGGTGGACAGACTGACCGCCAACCTGCACAACAGCGCGCTCTGGGGATCCCGACCGAACACCCAGAACTCGGTAAGGTCCTTCCGCCGCCCCACGTCCATGCCCGCCACCATGCTAATCTCGACCTGCCGCGAAGCCACCTTCCCGGCCAATTCGTCGATGGCAGCGTGCGCGTCCCCGACCGACCGAACCACGGTACAGTCCAGATCGCCGGTCTGCGCCAACGCCTGCGCCCGCTTCACCTCGTCCCACGTGACGAAGGCCGTGGACTCGTCGATCCAATCACACTCGTACTCCTGCTGAAAATCCTCCAGCACCATGTTGGCGTAGATGATCTGGAGGCGTTCGGTACCAAACAACCGCACCCTCTCCTCCGTGGCCTCCCCACCGGCCCAGACCCCGGCCTTCAGTACGTCAGTACACAGCGCCCGCGTCGTCCACCAGGGGAGGTAGTAGCGCCTGAACCCTGGGTACCGTTGAATGTTCTGCGCCGTGACTTCGTGAAACATGCCCCCGGCGCCAAGTGGCGTAGAACCTATCCGGATGCAGCCGCCTCGTGTGGTGACGGGAAGCGCCGAAGCGTAGATGGCCCGATCCCTAGCATAGTGGGCGAACTCGTCCAGGTACACCCTCGCTCGACCCTTGCCCCGGATCGGCTTGCAGGGGTGCGACAGGATCCGACTCCCGTTGGCCAGGGTGACCGTGGTGGCGTTGTCGTCCGTTACCGCCGGGCGAACCGACTTGTCCAGCGCCTCGATGATGGCCTTGGCGTAGACGATCTTCTCCTTCGTTTCCTCCATGTTGATTGAAACGAACACGCTCGTGATCCGGGGCTCAAGCGTTGCCGCCGCCACCGCATCGGCCGCCGCACAGAACGACCAACCGATCTGTCGGGCCTTGCGGCTCGTGGACAGCATGCCCTCGTCCGAGAGGAAGACGAGCTGATGCGCCTCCCAGACGGCCGCGTCGTCGTTCGTTGCGGCGGCCAGGTCAAGGTGCTCTATAAGAAACGCGGCGCGCAGACCGATGGTCACTTCTTCGCCTTCGATGCCCGGGGCTTCTTTTCCGCCTTGGCCTTCTTCACGGCCGCTGAGAGGATGGGCCCCATGGGAACCGGGTCCCCGTGGATACAGTAGTGGCGCAGGTACACCACGTGGTCCTCGAACCGATCGCCGCACCAGTAGCAGAGCGTGGTCACTCCCCCTCCACGAGGTTCCAACAGTCACGCCTGGAGATCGCATGGTCGCACAGGGTATGCCTGGGCAACCAGAACTCCCAAGCCGCTTGGTCCCGGACGTTCAGGGCCTCCAGCGCCCCCACCCTGGCGAACGCGTGCTCTCCCACGAGCTCGGGCGCACTAAGCTCCGTGAGATGGTTGGCATACTGCGCCTGCCCGCCGGCGTCGTTGTACTCGTCCCTCATCCTTGGCCTCCTCGCTCTGCCTCGAGCCAGAGCCGCAAACACGCCGTTTGCCACTTCCTGGCTGCGTCCCAGGCTGCGTCCCAGGCTGCGGCCTTGGCTGCGGCCCAGGCTGCGGCCCTGGCTGCGGCCCAGGCTGCGTCCCTGGCTGCGGCCTTGGCTGCGTCCCAGGCTGCGTCCCTGACTGCGTCCCAGGCTGCGTCCCTGACTGCGTCCCAGGCTGCGTCCCAGGCTGCGTCCCAGGCTGCGGCCCTGGCTGCGACCAACTCGGCACTTGTTGCCTTACCGTACGCAAACGCCTCCGCCACTTTGACCGCGTTTCGGGAATACTCATCCAACAGCAGGCCATAAACTACGCGCCCATCCCCAAGTGGCGTTGAGCAAACAAAGTCACAGGCCAGAAGACGTGCCATTCGCTCGACTTCCTTCGGCTGTGCCGTTGCTTGTAGCGCCCACAACGCGTCGTCCAACCCGTTTAGGTCTAGCACGCGCTCGATGGTGATAGGCGTATCGACGCCATATCCTCTCCCCAATTTCTTGCGAAGGTGGTCATAACGATCCGAACAGGCGTTGTGTTCTCGAAGCAACCGTAGGCTTGTTGTTAGTTCAGTCATCTCTAGCCTCCTCGCTCTGCGATGTGTTCCTTTACCATGGATGCCTCCCTACAGCTTCCTTGGGCAACGTGCCCAGCAGTCGCTCCGTCCCGCCCAACGGCCGGGACCACGCACGAAAGGTGTGGCCCTCCCCGCCGTGCAGACAGAACTCCATGATGATCACCAGGTCACCCAGGTGCTTGGTACGCCGAACCATGGCTCCACCGCACCGGGCGCACGGGACGAGTGACTCAGTACTTGCGCCCACGATACCCCGCCGGCGTCACGATCTTCGCCCGTGCGCGCTCCTGCGCCTGCATCTCCCGCACCTTCGCGTCGACCATGTCCCTGGCCACCTCGAGCAGTCCGTACAGCACGACCTTGTCGATCGGCAGATTCTCCAGGGACAAGGAGATTGCGCCGGGCCCCGTGACCTGGATGATCATGGTAGGGTTGGACTCCCTTGAACCGCCCGGGTCCTTGGCGCTCTCGGGTACGTTCTCCCGAACCTTGCGCACCGCCTCGTCGATCGCCGCCTGCTTCTCCTCCGGTGTTAGCGCCGCGGGGGTCTCGGTACTAGGCTTGTCACCAGGCTCGGCGTTCATCCGCTCGAGCTCCTCCGCCGTCGTAGCCTTCTGTTCTGGTTCGTCTACCATTTCCATGTCCTCTCGATGAACTGATACTTGGGCGGCATCTCCCCGCAAAGGTAGTAGTAACTGGTGATACTCGGCGTGTGCTCTGGGATCGGATCGCCCTCAACCACCGCCGGAAGATCGGGGCATTCTGCGACGAACATGAAGTCGCCCCGATACACTCCAGGACTCTCCAGCACCCGCACGATCCGAGCATTCGCCGGCATGAACAGCGCCTCACGCAGGAGCTGCTCCGTCACCCGGAAGATCTGGAGGCGGTCACTCATCGTTGTCTCCTTGTTTGTATCCGCGACTGGCGGCGGCCAGCCCCACGTGCAGGTGCGGGTAACGGGGCTTCCTCACCTTGACCCCGTCGACGGCCTTCCCCCCATCTCCTTGATCGCTTCCCGCTCCGCCCTCACCAACTGGTTGGTCAGGGCCGACAGCTCGTTGATCGCCCGCGTCAACTCCTGCACCGCCTGTGTCGTTCGCGCCAACTGCAACTCCAGCGCCAACGTTTCCTGGCTCATGAAACTCTCCCTCCACCGCGGCGGGGTCTGCAAAGGCGGACGGATCCGCCAACAGCTGTCCGACGGGTGTATCCTTGATCTCCTCCCACCGTTGGGCGCGCAGCCCCTCGGCGTCGACACTCACGTTTACCTGCACCGCCGGCGCCTGCCGGCCGTACACGATCTGACTGACGAACACGAGATCCTTCACGAGACCAACGGCCTTCGGCGAACCCGCCGCGGCCGCCTCCAGCACGATACCCCACAGCATATCGAGACGGTCAAGGTCGAGCTGCCGTCGCTCCTCGAGCTCGACCTGGTTCCGCCCCCGCCACCGCCGCACCAGACGGGCCACGATTTGGGCGCCGCTCGGCGACCGGATGCCCATGGCCTCGGCCGTGGCCTCCAGCGTCTTGCCGGACACGCGGTACCGAACCGCCTCGCGTTCTCGTTGGCGGACCGCCTCCTCGGCGGGGGTCAGGGTTCGTTCCAGGGTCTTCATTCGCGGTTAACACGTATTATACACCTGTTTCTCCCGGACCGCCGGGTGTTTCGGCCGCCCCTGTTCAAATTTGGATCTCGTTTACAGTTTTACTTCGAGTAGAAACCCTCATAAGGGGGGTTACCTTACATATAAAGTAACCCCCTCTAAGGAGGTTTCTTCTCCGGGTAAAACTGTAAACGAGATCGGCTCTAGCCTCTCCATTCCGACTCCGCCAGCGCCCTGGCCTGCCACTCCTCCCGGATCCGCAGGCCCAAGACGGCCCGGACCGTCGTTTCTCCTCGCCCAACGGTCTTGAGAGAGTAGCCCAGAGCCTGGAGCACCTGACTAAGGTCCCGCTTGGTCGGCGGCCACCTGGTGCTCTGGTTGTCCTTCCACCAGGCGGTCAGAACGTTGTGAAGCTCTCCTAGTGATGCCGACCCCTTCCCGACCTCGGTCGGGTCGTTCCCGGGTACCTGCAGCGTGGTGTCCTCCAGAAAGCTCTGCCGCCAGTCCTCGAGCTCCACGAAGGAGTCCGTCCACTCCTGGGTCTTCGCCGGCGGTCGCAGCCCGTTCTCCCAGACGTCACCGGCGCCCCGGATCGCCCACCCCAGGATCCCCTCGGGTCCCGCCGCCAGGATCTCGTCCATCAGGTGCGGGTTGGCCTCCTCCGCCGAGCACGTGCTCTCGAACTCGACCACCAGTAGGCGGCGGCGCATCGCCAGGTCCCAGTTGGGCACGACGGGGTACGTGTTCGTGTCCAGCACCACCAGGACGGTCGGCGTGAACTCGTGGATGTCCGTATACTTCAGGCGGGCGGCGATCGGGTTGTGCCCTGTGATCTCCTTCACCCGATCCTGCCGCAGTTCGTCCCCCGGCCCGGGCTCGCTGATCCAGACGAGGCGCCTTCCCTCCAGAAGGGTCAGGGCGTTCTCCAGGTCCACCTCTTGTCGTGGCCGGGACAGGATCACCCGCTTGTCCGTCGTGCCCGCCAGCTCCGGTCCGAGCACGCTAACGAGCGTGCCGCAGAACGTCCCCTTCCCGTTCCTCCCCCACCCGTGCAGGATCGGAAATACCTGCTCGTTGTTCGTCCCGATCAGGGCGTACCCCGCCAGCCGCTGCATGAACGCCGCCAGCTCGGCATCTCCGCCCATCGTCCACGCCACGAACTCTTCCCACCGGGCGTTAGCGGCGCCCTCGACGTACCTCGTCGGGCAGCGACGGGTGATGTAGTCCTCGATCCGGTCCTCGCGGAACATGCCCGTCGCCAGTTCCACCGTACCGTTGGCCACCTTCACCAGCCCGGGCGTCGCGTCGAACCTGATCCCGCTCGCCTCTAGGCTCGTCTCCTCGAAGCCACTGTACGCCTTGATCACGTTCCGCATCCACGGATCGTTGCGTAGGTGCTTGGCCTCGTGTACCAACAGCAGACTCCGCCGCCGGGCGCTTCGGGTCTGGGCGATCTCGGCCGGAATGATCCGCTGTCGAACGGCCCGAAAGGCGTCGAACACCACCGAGGCCGCGGCGTGCCCCGTCCGCCACACCCCCAGGCGGTGGTCGAAGGCGTACCACGTTCGGGCCCTGCGATCGAACCACGTTTGCCCCTTCATCACCTGGTGAAGGCGCTTCCCGTCGTCCACGTGCTCGAACCCTATTACCCCGGCGTTCGGGTCGTCAACGTCGTTGGCACCCTCGTCTGGTGGTTCGGTCTGTCCACCAGCCGAACGACTGCCCCCCAGAATGGCGCCTGCGTACTTCTTCCTTCCGCTCTCGATGAACCGCCGGAGCCTGGCCTCCTCGATCCCGGTGCCCTGCTGTTCGTTCACCGTCCGCAGAACGGTCATGATCACGTCGTCCGGGTCGCCCCTCGCTACCATCCGGGCGGCCTCGTTGCGAAGCCATCCGTGGGCGTCCCCCAACTCGGGGGTCGGTAGGGGCGATAGAACGCGGTTCTCCACCGTCTCCCAGCCTTCCGGCAGGAGTTCGATCAGCTCGGCTAGGGGCCACGTCCCTTCGGTGTACCGTTCGAAGTCGACCAGGCGGGGCGGATCGTACTTGATGTTCCACGTTCCCGGCACGCGCAGCACCCGTGCGAGGTCCTTCGCCTCGGGGTCCGCCCCGACCACGCCGACCCAGGCCGCCTGGATCCTCGTCACCCGTTCCCGGATCCCGTTGGCGTCCAGGGTCACGGTTTCGTCCAGCATCCAGTAGCAGTGAAAGCCGCCACCGCTGTCGACCACCACGTTCGGGACGGCCGACAGACCGTACACGTGGGCGAGCGCCTTCCCTCGATCTCCTTCGTATATCTTCCAGTCCACGTCGGCGTACAGGCAGTTGATCGCCGTCACCTCGGCGTTGGTCAGTCTGTTCGTCGCCGTCCGGCGTGCGGCCATGCCGGAGTGTACCGACCAATAGATGTTCTTCTTGCCCTCGGCAACGGCGATCGATCCTCCCTCGGGGATCCAGATGGTCTTCTTGTGTCCCTCCGCAAGGCGCTGCCACAAGTAGGCGTCGTGCCCGCCCCGCCGAAGGCGATCGAACAAGGATTGGGTCCGTTCGTCACTCACTCGGCCTCCGGCACGTCATCGAACGCGTTGGGTTGGGTTACCCACTCGCCGTTCTTCCACTCCTGAAGGACAAAGTCGGCTCCGTTGGGGGGCAAAACGTATCGGGTAGTTTCGTGTGGCGTTTCTTCCTTCTCTTCGGTCGGGATGACCTCGGCCTCGGTACGGCGGGTGACCCACTTGCCGTCGATGAGGTCCTGGAGCACCATCCCGTAGTCGTTGGTCCCCTCGGGAACGACCACGCCGTCCCTTAGCTTGAGCCTGTTGCGTTTCTGAAACCCGCTGTAGTCGACCAGGTGCTGGGGGCGGCCCCACCGCTCGGTGATCCGGGTAACGTCGGGGTGCTGTTCGACCAGCGACTCGGCCATCCGTAAACGACCCTCGTCCTGGTAGAGCTCGGTCAGGTTACCTCCCTTCATCGTCATCGTCTGCATCTTGGCGGCGAGGAAGGTGTTGAACAATACCGTGCACCAACCGTCCTTGAGCGCCCGCAATGATAGGTCGGTATCCTCGTTGTACCGGCCCCGCCATCGGTACGGTAGATCGTTTCGGATCAGGATGCAAGAGTAGATTCGGGTGTTTAGGTAGAACGGAGGCATCGCTACCCGTCGAACCGCGAACATGAAGTATTGGAATCCGGACAACGCCACGTTTTCGTACCGATCGGTGAAGTCCTCGGCCGCTCGAAAGATCGTTCCGGACGATACCTTGATCTTCATGTTGCGGTTCATGCGACAGAACTTCTGGATGTTGTCGTCCAGAATCCAGTGCCGTTCGGCTCCCGCCGCGATGGAATGCTCCCAGACGAAGTTGCGAACCGGAATGGAGCCCTGTCCGAGGTTGGAGAAGGGCGTCGTGATGATCTTCGCCGGATCGATGACCGCCGCGTATTCGTCGTATTCCTGGGGCTCGACCACGATGGAGTAGGGCACCCCGAGTTGTTCTAGTGCCCTTGACGTCATACGGCTCTTGGCCCGCCCCTTTGAGATCACGTAAACAGGGTATTTGGGGTTCACGACGTCTCCTCGTCGGCGTACCGCATGTACTTGAACTCCATGGGATCCTTCTGGGGGTACCACATGAACCGGGTTCGACGGCCGATGGGCTGGTCGACCAGCTTGGCGAAGGAGTCGAGGGCAGCCTGGGAGTCGAAGTGTACGACGATCTGTTTCCAGGATTGGATGTCTTCCTGTTCGTACTCGGGCATGCCCTTCCATTCCAGGTCGGCCAACCGAAAGTCGTCAGGATCTCCGAACAAGGTACTTTGAACGAGTTCCCTTTCCGGAACACGGAGCAAAGAGTCGTCGGGCATCTCTGGTCGCGGCGGGGAGGAAAACAGCAAACCCTGTTGTTCGTTCATCCTCCGATCCCTTCCGGTACCGGCGGTGCCTTCACCGGTCCGTACCACGCCACCACGCCCTCCAGATAGAACTCGTGCTCCACCTCGTAGCCGTTCACCGGCCAGCTAATACTCACGCTCCCGGATTCAATAGTCGCCTCGGCCATCGTGACCTCCGGTTCGATCCTATTGAACTGCGCGGCTTCCCGGTCCACTTGGACTTGTGTCCAGTACCTATTCACCGCAGGGGGCGGCATGCCCCGACGCGCTAGGATAAAGTACCATCCCGACCGAGTTGGGTGTTCCGTCGACCACTTCGGGCGTTCCATTACGGCAGTTCCTTTAGGTGCCATGTTCTCTCCTCCACTATCTTGTCGCATACCGGATCGCGTGCGGAGTACCTACCCCTGACCGTAGCCACAGCGTGGTGCACCTCGCACAGGACCACTAGGTCATCGCTCGACTCGCGGTCGAGGGTCTCGTAGTGCCTGTGGTGGACCTCCAGGTCCCGGTCGTCGCCGCACATGGGCCATTCACACGCGCCGCCGGTCATCATCAGCATCCTCGCCCGGATGCGGCGCCACCGCTGCGAGCGAAGGTATGCCCGATAGTTCACCTCTCCTTCGGACCTTCCACTCTTTCGGTGATCATTCTCGTACCACTCCCTTCGAGTTGCGCCAATCGCTCGGCGCCCAGACGGCGGGCCGCAGGATCGCGGGGTCCTTTAGCCACCGTTCCCGCCCGGTCAACAGCTCTCTGTCCAGGAGCGCCCGGACGTACCGGTGGACGATCTCGTACCCCGGGCCCGTGTTGTCCAGGATGCACACCTGGGCCCGCAGGAATGGCGGCCAGTGCCCGTTGTCGACGTCGCCCCGGGCGCAGTGCGACAGTTCGTGGATCCCGGTGCCCTCGCAGATGTTGCCGATCGTCAGCTCCATCTTCGCCGTTGTCCTTTTGTCGTGGCAGGCCGACATCCTGTCCCACGACGGGATGTGCGTCCACGAGATGTGCTGGACGCCGGCAATCTCTTCTTCCCACCACTCCTCCCGGAGGATGGCGTCGGACCAGAGCTGGAGGTCGGCGATGCCCGTGAACGGACGCATGGCCGCTACGCCCGCCGCCCACTCGGCGTCGTACACCAGGTCGGCGCGAAGTGAAGGATTTTCGATCACTCGAACGCTCCGTCCGTCACTACGTCCGTTACGATCTTGCGCTTGTACCACTCGGGCAAGCCCCGCGTCAGTCCTCGACGGATGTCCGGCCAGAACGCCGCCCAGAGTGCGTCCCGGATCTCGTCCTCGGCGTCCTTGCGTACGTCCTCAGGGATCTCGTGGACGAGCAGCCCAATGTCCTGCGGTGTGGTCGCCAGTTTGCCCTGCTCCTGGAGGTGCTGCACCGCCTTGAGCCACCGCGCCTCTGTGGCGTACCGCTTGATCAGGGTGTCGACGGGCGACGCCTTCGCCGCCTTCCACATCGCTTTGTTCTCCTCGACGAAGTCGCGCCGCACAAGCTTGGCCATGAGCACTTTCTTGTCCGGACCGAACCGCGCGTAGTTTTTGAGGACCACGCCCTCGATCTTGGTGCCGCCTAGCAGTGCATCCCGCTCCAGGTATGCCGTGAGTTCGTCCAGTGTGGGCCGTGTCGTGAACTGTCCCAGCAGAGGGACGAACTCCAGGCCCAGCCGTCTCGCTTCCGCCGCCGCTTCGAACGGAGTGGCATAGTCTTCCAGCCCGCGGTCGACGTCGAAGAGAATGACGTTGCCTACCGGTACGCGTTCGTAGGCCAGCGTGTTCTGCTTCGGTTTGGCCAAGAATTCTCCGCGGTAGGACCATCCCTCGTGTAGGTCTGGCAGCAGGCGAAGGGCCGTTTCCAGCGCAAGTCGGAACATGCCGGCATGCTCCGGCTCGCCGGTGAACATCGTCAGGTCCTGCTTGTGCGCTCGGGCCAGTAGAGTGCTGCCCTCGCGTCGGAAGGAGAACTGCGAACCGTCCACCTTCTCCTCAACCCAGACGGCCCCTTCCCAGAAGTCTTCGAGGACCTTGTGCCCCACTGCGAAAGGAGAACTGTAGGATCCGATCATCGTTCCGCTCCCTTTCCCCTGGACTTCTTGAGTTCTAGTTTCCGGGCCGTTCCGTCCACGATCACGTATGACTTTGCAGGGCAGGTATGCCATCGAAGGTACGCCCGCAGAATGTGGTGCCCGCAGGATCCGCAGCGTTGGATAGCCATGCGCGCCCTCATTTTTCCGCCTTCTGTATGATCTTCGTTGCCTCCTCGCCGCTCAATTCCGACTTTTCCACAAGGGCAGTCGCCAGCGCTTCGATCTCGGGCTGATGCGCCGCCAGCAAGTCCTCGGTGGCGCCCATCTGCTCCTTCAGCCACTTGTCGATGCGTTCGGACTCTCCCTGTGATGGCTTACCGTACTCCTGAGAGATGCCGCCAAACACACCGTGCCAGCTAAGGTAAGCGATACGCTCCCTGACGTGCCTGAAGTCCGCAGCTCCACCCACCCATCTCTCGCCCAGCACCACCTTGGTCCCAATGTCCCCGGCTAAGGACACCCGAATGTCTGCAACGATGTTGGCCATCGGGAAGGTATAGGTGGCCTCTTTGTCTATCGGTAACATAAAGCCAAACCCGATCCCACGCCGGATGATGGAGACGAAGGCGATTGTCTTACTAGGCGACAGGTGGTAAGATGCAACGCAGTGCGACGCTTCGTGGACTGCCAGTTGCCACCGCTGCTTCTCCGGCATATCGGTGATGGGGTTGGGAATCCCAGCCACCCCCTCCATCAGAGCCGTGAGAATGTCCATCTCACTGATCTTACTCCGCCCGGCAGCGTTGGCAAGCCGCGGAGCGCCTCGCTGAGTAGCAGACTGGATCGCAGCGGGCGTGAGTCCTTGCGTGCCAGAAACGAGCCGGTCAATGTCCAGGTCCTCGTGCTTGACCTTGGCGGCGTAGTAGACGAAGATTTCCTTGCGCCCAGGGCCGTCAGGGGGATCTACTTTGATCATGTGCTCCATTCGACCAGGACGAATCAACGCTGGATCGAGCCTCTCCGGCATATTGGTGGAGCCCATCCATAGCACCACGCCTTCCTTTAGCGGCGGAAGGCGGAGCCGGCGACGCGCAATGTTACGGGCCGTCGTCATCCCCCGCTCTTCACCCATGCCGTCGATGGCCACCAGGAGCTGGGTGAGGGCGCCGCCACCCATCATCCCGCCCATCATCCCGCCCATCATCCCCATGCCGCCCATACTACCCCGTGACCCGAGGGCATCTAGTTCGTCTATGAATGCAATGCACGAACCGTGCTCCGCGGCTAGCGAGCGGCACTTGTTTACGAAGGAGATGGTCTTCATGACATCCATCCCCATAAACATTGCCCTGAAACCGCTCCCAGCGATCCCGTGCATTGCCACGCCAGCACTTCCAGCTAAACATTTTGCAAGGTAAGACTTCCCCGTGCCGGGCTCGCCAATCAACACGAGCCCGCTTGGAGATATGCCCCCCATTTGGTAGAAGTTCGCGTCGCCCTGGAGAATGCTGATCCACTCACCCATCAGAGCAACTAGGCCTGGCTGACCCTTGTAGTCGTCGAGAGTAAGACCTGAGTCGCTTTTATCCCCCGTCACTTCTCCGTACCCATTACCTAGATCGGTAATGCGACGACGGGGGAGGATCGTGATGGTCTTGCTACGGGACAGGAACATGAGCATTGCGCCGAAATAGAAGACGATGTACACCACGCCAAAGCCGATCTGAGCTGCGAGGCGCAAGACTATGAGGGTTGCGTCGGGAAAGAAAACGAACCCGATAATTAGCAAGATCACCACGGCTCTGAGAACGCTCGTAATGGCCTTGTGGCGCTTGAGGAAGCGGCTTATGTAGATCGGATACGCCATCTTGTTAGCGAGCCAGGTACGCATTAGTACGGCCCAGACCCGTCAATGTCCATCATGGAGTCACTCCTAGTGGCGTCTCCGTCGTGTCCTGTACGGATAGCAGCTTAGCGATGCGCATCGTTCGCTCCGGTATATCGTCGAAACTGAGATCCCCCTCTTTGACCTCAATGGGACCGAGCCCAGAGAAGACCGCAAGCCTGGCGAGGTCCACTACGATCACGCGTTCCTCGTCGACCCAGTTAGCAAGTAGCATACCACCTGGATGCCCCGGTTCACCGGAGGCATACGCCGTCGCGAGGGTTTGGATGTCGCCCCGGTTGCGGAAGATCAGTTGTCCCGAGAGTGTACCGGACATGTCGGTGTTCCCGTACCGCCAACCATAGTGGGGCTGCACATCGACGATGTTCAGCTTCAAGTATTCTCCCCAGGGGATTTCCTTCAGAAAGCAGGTAAGGAGGGCAGAGGTGCGGTTGTCGGCTCGTGCTCGTATCCTGGCTAGTCGTCGCTCCGAGATGGCCTTGGTGGTCGGTGGTCCCGACCGCTCAGGGAACGGCTCGGGACGGGGGTCGGTGGTCACGGAGGCAATGAATACGCCGACGCCGTCATTGCCGTAACCGGCGTCGATAATCACCAGCCCGTTCGTCCCCCTGTCCACGCACGCTACGAAGTTGGCAACGTCCTTTCGCATACCGTAACGGTAAGCTGCGGGCAAGACGCTGGGTACGACCAGCCACTGACCGAGCAACACAAGCACAAACAATGCAACAGTGCTTGTTGGGTATAGCCACAGTCTTTTCATCCTGGACCTCCATCACATCCGATTTCTTCAAACTGCCAGCCATTGTAGCGATCCCATCGAACCCGATCTAAGTCCCCAACTTCGTAGAAGTAGTAGACCTCTGGGCAAACGACGATGTCAGCGTACTGGCCCCGCCCTCGTTCCACGGTGATGAAGCGGGTCGGTGCCCGACCGGGGTCAACGGTAACGAATTTGTCCACCACAAGAATGGACATATAGCCGATCTTGGGCCAACCTTCGCGCCTATCGGATACGTATGACTCGGGTACACATGCGCCCAGCAGGAAGATCGCGCCAAGTAAACCTACTAGCGTCAGCGAGTATCCTAACAGATGTTTCATTATCCCATCCTTTCCGCTGCCCACTTGAAGAAGAAGTAAGGCGGCAAAGCTACAAGAACTAGAGGCCAGGCCAAAGAGAAGAGAACAGCCATGCCAGCTCTCTCTCCGTCGGTCTGGAGCATGCCCCGATCCAGATGCACCAGCAGCAGGCCAGTTAGAACGTATCCAACGATGTACACCGCGATGTAGAGTGCTATCATTTCCTTCATCCCTCGCCTCCTCGCTCTAGCCACGCTTTTCAGAAGTAAACCCTGAAGCCACCCCAATCTCCGCGACTGGGCGCCGCGTCCATGGCCATCGCATATGCCAAGGCCGCCAATTCCACGGTCTTCACAAACGGCTCTCGCCACATCATGTCCGCCGCGAGGTCATAGTGCCCCTTGTCGGCAAATTGTTCGGCCTGGGCCATTGCCCGAACCACCGCTTCCCGCGCCTGCGAGGCGGCGAGGTCGTTCAGCAAGTCGTGAATGGCTCCGGGGTGGTTTAGGAGATAAGCCACGCGAACAACCCTCTCGGCTGCTGTATGCGCCAGCACTTCTTCCGGTGTCGGTGTGTTACCCATCCCTGGCCTCCTTTCTCTATTCCAACAACCCGGACTACTTTGCCTTCTCTACCAAAGAGGAGATTACGTCCCCCCGGCTCACTTGTCCAGTGACGCGGGATGCCATCCGTCGGCGCAAGGCGTCGAGGGCGACTAGGATCCGGGCCTCCAGGGTCACGCTGATCGTCACGCCCGACTTGAACTTCCGTGGTCTTCCGATCTTTCCCATCAGTTGCCTCCTGGTAAATTACTTATATCATAAAATCGGTTCGATTGTACGCCTAGTTACCCGGCGTCCTCTTGGTCAAATGGATCCAGATCCTTCTGTAGCCTATCCAGATCGAGGAGGACTAGAAAGGCCGCCCACTCCCGATCCAGGTTTCTCATTGGGTACCACGGTGGATACTCCGGATCGGCGAGGTTCGGGGTCTTCCCAAGGTGCAGTATACCGGCCCGGATGGGCGCGCCCGTGACCTCTTCGTAGAGATGGGCGTAGGCCGCGAGCTGGATCCGCATCTCCGGTCCCATGCGGTTGGACGTTTTGAAGTCTACTATGGTCAGTTCTCGGTCATCAAGATCCATCGAGTATGCGGCGGGCCGACCAGCATCGTCCAATGCTTCGTGTATTTTTGGAAACGTACCTACCATGTCGATCGTTCCGCCGTACTTATGGGTCTCGCTCACCAGGGGCAATTCGATCCCATTTTCTAGACACTGGAATCCGATGCGATCCTTCCACCGCTGGTAGCCGGCCACACACTTCGCCGCCCGACCCATGGCCTCGGCGTCGATCTCCGGTAACGATTTGTCTCTTTTGAATTCCGGCCCTCGTTCCTGTTGTTCGATCATGGCATGGACGTTTGTCCCAAAGTCGCCTGCGGCGTCCCGGATGACGTTCGGATCCCCGCCGGCCATAGCGATCTTTCGGCTCCAGCCCATGAGCCCCGACTTGCCCCAGCCGAGGTTGTTTCCGATCACGGTGGTAACGGATTTTACCCTGTCGCCGTTCTTCAGGAAATAGGCCCGGTGCGGCGGGCGTTTGGCCGCCATTTCACCACCTCCCGAGCTTTTGCATGATACTGACCACCGAACCAAGAACAAAAAAGATCGACCCGGCGGCGTAGAGCAGGTAGGGTAACAGTTCACGAACCATGTTCAGTCTCCGTTTCCGTACGAGTTGGTCCCAGGATGGGTACGTCATCGGTATGCTTGAAGAAAGGCCTCGACACCGTAGTACACCGGGATGCCGTGTTCTTCGGCGAACCTTACTTCGCCGTCCGAGCCCGAGCTGACTCCTGGCAGGCGGATCATCGCATCGCATTCCGCCAACCACACCAAGTCCATGTCGATCCATACCTGGTAGGGGTGCGGACTGATGACGTGCCAGAACCCCGTCAGGTGCGGCACGAACGGTACGTGTCCGGCCGCCAGAACCTGGTCCGCTGCCAGGATCGCCTCGCGGATGTTCAGCATCACGTCCCCCCGGGTGTACGGTCCAGCGATGTAGACCCTCACTTGGTTACCTCCATGTAGCGGGCGGCTTCCCGAGAAAAGACCCGCTGCAGATGGGACACCTTTTTCTGCATGCGGTCGAACAGGTCGCCGATATCCTGTTTCGGAGGGCGATCGTCGACCCAGTTCCCTTGCTCGATACCATCGATGATGACGGCAATACATGCCAGGGCACTGGCCAGGTGGGGTACGCCGGTCTTGGGGTCCTCGTCCTCCCCGTTGAAGAACTTTTCGAGGTGGCGGCCCGTCGCGGCCACGTACACCGAGGCGCGTACGCCGGCGACCCGCCAGTTGAACCCACCGTACTTTAGATCCCCCTCCACCAGGGCCAACGCACCGTAGGCCCGGGCGGAGGCCGGAAACAAAGAGAGATCCAGACGGCCCGTGGCAGCCGCATCTTTCGGGTTGCTCTCCTTTCGGTCGATCGAAGTCATTTGTTTTCTTGCTCCCATTCCTTCTTGACGAGATCTGCTCGGCGGCGGCACATCGGCCGACGCTCGTGATCACAGTTTCCGACCACCCAACACTCGCACGTAGAGCACCAACTGACCCCGGGGTAGTCCGGACTCGGTGCGGAACGATAAGAGTGTTCGTGACCTGACTGGTCACTTTCGGCCTGGACCTCGCCGCCGAAGTCCACGTACTCGGCCCAGGTCATTCCTCGTCCTCCAGGTGCGTCGCCCCGAGTTTGCCCAGGTCGAAGGTGTCGCCGCCTCGTCTCTTGTGCTCGTGGCGCTTCGATCGACCGGTACCCACGGCGGTTACGGCCAGTACCTCACCAAATCGTTGGCACTCCGCCAGGATCGCGAATGCCTCGCCCGCTGTTTCTGGTAGGTCCAATTCGATCCGGCGTCCGCCGTCCACCAGGGTTCGCACCCTGGCGACCGTGGCCTGGAAGGAGACCTCAACGGACATTAGTGGCCTCCTGTGTATTCGCCATATGGATTACCCGAAGCGGGTAGGTCGATATTGAACGGACCTGGGTCGAGCCGTTCCGGACCGTCCTCTTCTGGAAACGGTTGCCCTCCGTCATCTCCGTCCGGCCCCTCGCCGTCCTCGGTCTTTGGTCCTTCCAGTAGGGGACCGACGTGCTCGCTGTCGAAGTAGTCCAAGTCGGTCGGCGGCACAGGGAAGTTTTTCCAATCGTCCTCGATCTCCTCAACTGGGAGCCAGGAGAACTCGATGCGCTTTACCTTGCCGTTATCGGCGATCATGAACTTTGTGACGACGCCGCCGAGCGCTGGGTTCAGGCCGAGCTGGCGCCCCAGGTTCGTTTTTCCTTGGAAGCAGCCCGGGTGCATACCGGCCATGGGGAGCTCAGGCATCCACAGGACGATGTGCAGGTGGCCGGCGACCAGTAGGCTAGTGACCGGATTCTCTTCCCGTGCGATCGCCGCTTGGAGCGCCTCTACCGCCAGTGTCTCGAGGCCTTTTTGCAGGCGGTAGGACTTGGCGTACGGGAGCCCGCCGCGTGGGTGCCACATCCGAACGTACACTTTGTCCGTGAGCCACAGCCCGGCGCTGTCGTAGCCTAGGTACTCCATATCATCTCGATTGTCGGCCAGGAGTCGTACCGGATCCACACCGCTGTGGACCACGTGCGACCAATCGTGGTTTCCGCCCAACGTGTGCCAGGTGGCGCCATCAAGACGCGGGATGTATTGGTCGGCGAGCCAGACCTGGTTTTGTGTTGCTCGCCACGCACTGTGCCTCGCCCACGGCCGCGCCTCGAGGAGCAAGTCTTCCTCTTGGCCGCGATAGATGTAGACGCCCGCAGTGATGTCGCCTGGTTGGCAGAAGTGCCGGACGCCGTACTCCTCGTACATGATGCGGGCTACGGACAAGATTCCGCTCGGTTGGGAGTGCCGATCGCCGGCGTGCATGTCGGAGACCCACCCGATGGAGATCCACGTGCCGGGCCCGTCAGCCAGGGTCTTTGCGGGCGTGGCGACGCGCGGACGGACGAACTTCACCGCCGACACCGCGTCGTTGGACCTCATGAAGACGTACCCCGAGGCCTCGAATTCGTCTAGCCGATCACTCATCTTTCCCGGGGGTAGGTTGAATTCGTCACACAACTGCCGGATGGAGTGCGTTCCGGCACGAAGGTATTTCAATAGCTCCGCGTCCGTCGGGTGCTTAGCCTCGGCCTTGGCGGCCTCTGCGGCCTGTTCAAGTTCTGATTTTGTCTCGTCGTTCATGTCCGGTCCTTGAAGTACTGTTGGATGAGTTTCTTTGCGTCTTCCTTGCTAACGGCCCATGCTAGCCGTCCATGTTCGGTGGGAACACGCGCTGTTTTGAACTCGTTGTTCTTTGCCATTTCCATCAGGCCCTCAATCTTTGGGGCTTTTTTCAGTATCTTGGCAATTTCTGTTAGTGTTACCGGGTCCTCGAGTTGCGGTTCCATACTTGCCGCCAGGGCCTCGAGTTCTGTCCGTGTGTTTTCGTTCACTTGTCCTCCTTGGATTCTTCGTCTAACTGTCGAAGCTTCTTCTCCCGTCCGGTGTCACCGTACATGTTACCTCCAATAGTCGTCTATCTTGATCTTGGCCCTTGGGCTACACGGACAGGCCCGGTTCATGCCTGTCAGCATAGCGTCCCGCAATTCGGCCGCATACTCCTCGGCCATCGTTGCGAGCACGGTGGCGACCAACTCGTCATGGTTCTGAAGTCCAACATATCCTTGGATCAAGCCCTGGCGGTGCGCCTCTAGTATCCCGTACTTGATGCCGGCTGCCGCCGTTCCCTGCACCATGGTGTTGAGAAGAATGGTGGGTCGGAGCTGCGCGCCGGCAAGCATTCGTTTCAGGCCGCTGGGCAACTTGACCATCACCATCCGACGCGCCCGTGCGGTATCCTTGGCGCGCTGGTGAAAGTTCGCTACGTCCCGAAATCTATCGAAGAACGCGTCGACCACGTTCTGGGCCTCTTGCGGAGACAGTGTTCCGCCGCCCCGTCGGGCGTACTCGTACAGCTTGGCCACCCCACCCCCAAACAGAATGGTGAAAGAGATCGCCTTGGCTAGCTTTCGAAGCTCGGGGGTAACCTCGGCGATCGGTACCTTGAACACCGTGGCAGCGATTGCCGTATGAACGTCGTCCGTCTCTAACAGCTGAAGAAGAATGGGGTCGTTGGCCAACTTGGCAATGATCCGAACTTCGATCTGCGAGTAGTCTATGGCGACGATCTTCTTTCCTTCTTCCCACCCAAAGATCTTTCGCATCTTCACAGGGAGTTGTTGTCCGTTCGGTTCGCTGCTTGCATAGCGGGTCGTGTCCGTGGAGCACTGCCAGAACTTTGGGTGAATGCGCCCGTCGGGTCCGACGTACTGGGCGACCCACGCCTCGTCGTACATCCGGATGTCGTGATCCGCTGCCCGGTACCGAAGCACAAGACCGGCCAGGCGCCCGGCCTCGCCACCAAGATCCACAAGGTCTTGGAGCACCTCGGCGGCGGTACTGTCAATATCGACGCCACGAGCCTGAAAGGCCTGTCGAAGCTTGACGTGTTGACGAACCGAGATGTCCCCGAACTCGGCGGCGTACTGCGGTGCGACCTCGTCTAGTTCGGCTTGCAGGTCTCCGAGGTATGCTGTCAACTTGTTCGTACTCAGGGGCAGGCCGTTGATCGTCATCCAGGCGGTGGGCAGCCCGAGCTCCGTTTCCATGTCCAGACCCGCACGGGTCCCCGTTTCCTCCGCCCGTTCGAGTTGAGCACGCCGTAGGGCAGGAAGGTGCAGGACGTCCGTCATGGCGTACGAGACCTGCTGCTCCGTTAGTGCTTCTTCCCAATGTCCGTGCTCGATATCCTTGTCGATGGGCAGTCCCAGGCGACGCTTCACGGAGGCCTTGAGACTCTTCGAGACGTTTCGACGTTGTGTCATGGTGATGGCGGTTTCGCCGACCAGCGTGTCGTACCACGAAGCCTTGTTGATGTCGATCCCGGCCTGGTGCAGGAACGGAATGTCGAACGATACGCCGTTGTGGGCGACGAACAGCTTCTTGGCCTCGAGTACGTCCTTGATGGGGTCGGGGATCCTACCGTTCACCGTACGGACAAGCCCGGCGGTTCCGGTTTCGTCGCCGTAAAACTGGAGGATGGCCAGTCGATCCCGCCAGGGACTGAAGCCCGTGGTCTCGGTGTCGAACCCAATAACGGTATCGGGCCCAAGACGCCGAGCGATCTCTGCCGGATCGAGAATGATCGGGTGGCCCTCCACCATGGGTCGAAAGGGGCCGGGTTCGTCGAACTGGTCGGAACCGATGACTAGTCCCACAGCAAGTCCTCGAGGAGGGCCTTCCGGACTTGTCGGCGTTTCGCCGTAGCCTCGGGATCAGCTGCACACGCCGGACAGTAAGCGAACCACTGGATGTCGGAGAGCGGAAACGAAGTCGAGAGCATACCGCCTTCGCCCACGTTCTCGCACGCCAGCGCCAAAAGGCGATCCAGCGAGGACGCCGAAGCGATGCGTCGTTCGCATCCGTCACAATAAAGGCGATGAACGCTTTTGCGAGAGATAAGAATCATGCGTATTTCCAAAAGGCTGGGCGCCCGTTCCAGTTTTTAGTCGGGATTTTCTGGTATCCGAGTGTACGCAGATGGGTATTGAATATACGCCCGTATTGCTTACCTGGTATGCCTTCATACAGCTCGAAGTGTCCGAAGGATGTTGAACCAAACGAATTGGCGATTAGGGCATATCTTGGTTGGCGCCGAAAAATCGTTTCGGCGTGAAGCCTAGGGTTTTCAAAGTGCTCAAAGTACTCCGAGGCAAAGACCAAATCAATGGCGTCGGGGACCTCTGCGATATTCTCGACCATGAGAAAATTCGCTGCTTGGGCAACGTGCTTACAGATCTCATACTGTTTTGTATTTTTGAGATTTGTCCCGTAGACTTGTGCGGTCGGAAACAGGGTCTTTAGCTTGGCTGTAGTAAAACCGATCCCACACCCGACGTCTACAATGCAGTGGGGTTCTCCGATCATGGATAGGATACTTCGATCGCCTAGGGATTTAGGGGACTGACAGCTTTGCAAATATCCACGAGAGTAAACAACCCAACAGGCAAAAACATCAGCGATGATGAATACATCGTCGTACAGGGCATAGTTAGGAGTTCCGCTCCGTACTGACGTGTACCAGGCCTGTTCTAGGTTTTGTAATTGACGCATTTGGGAGCGCAAGATAGCGGATCCTGAATAGTATCGCACGGCGGTTCGAGCTAAACGAGTAAAATCGTCTTTATTGCAGCCGAACAAATTATATACCGTCTGGGTTAGTTCACTTAGGGCTTGCTCGTCTTCCTTACGAAGGGCGCGAATAGCAGCCCACTCAGTAAATGTTGGTTCCATTATAGCCTTCCTCTTTCTTATTGATTTCCCCGGGGTGGGGAAGGAGGAGGAGGACCCCACCCCGGGGTAGTTCAACCGACCGGCGGTTTACCGTTGTCCGGGCCGACGGCCGGGGGAACCCTAGACTAGACGCCGGCGGCCAGTCGCTTGGCGGCCTCGTCAAGTGCGGCGGCCTCGACCTTGATCGGCGACACCGTTGGGACGAAGAACATCACGTTGTTCTTGCCGGCGGACTGTGCAGACTTCAGGGTCAGGGCTACGTTCCCCAGACCTCCCCGGGCCACGGCGGTGTTGAAGATGCGTCCCGCACGTTCGGCCGAGCGGCGAAACCGCAGGGTGGCCAGGGTCCCGTGCGTCACGGAGTACACGACGTACCGGTAGACCTTGGTGCATTCCGGCGCCTTGCGGTGCTCCTTGTCGCCGGTCCATTCTCGCAGCTGGCAAGTGTCCCCATTCGGACACTCGATGGTCTTGGTGTCGTCTTCCGGGTCCCTGTGCTCGTATGCCTTGGCATACAGTAGGGGGACGACGGTCACCTCGTTTTCGGGTGGAAATCCAAGGATCAACCACTGCCCGGGCGTTGCCTCCCGCTGCTGAACCTCGGGCGTCAGGCCCTGGGCCAGTCGCAGGTTGGGGATGAACACGTCGCCAGAGTCGAAGTCCGGAGCGCCGCCCGCGTACCCCTGGATGGCGGTCGTCTGGGCCTCGTGCTCGGCGGGAACTGCTGCATCTCCGTCCACCATGTCGTCAAACTTGTCCTTACTCATTTTGTCTCCTCGACGATTTGTCGAATTTTTGCCAGCTTCTCTCGGTGAGCGGCCAACCGTTCTTCGTGACCTGTTTTCCACCTGTAGACGTAGGCCGGGTGGTCGATCTGAATTACCTCATTGACACCTCCGACGTGATACTTGATCCATCGTGCGGCGTTGTTTCCGCACGCCACAAGCAGTCGGCGATCAGATAGGGTCTGGGGTACGCATTCCGCCGCGTTCGTCCATCCGCACTGTAGGGCCGCGATTCCTAGGTCTCGCCCCAGCATGGTGCACAGACGGGACGTCATCGGCAAAAAGCCACCCGGCGTTGTTTCTTTCTTTGAACGTTCGTCCCCGACCACGACCACGGGCGCGTTGGGTGGTCCCCCGTAGAAGGGGAGCCCTATCTGCCGGTCGATCGTGTTCTGTTCTTGAAAACGGGCCGCTGTCCATAGGGAGGAAGCAACGGCTTCGTGAAACAGGGGATCGTGCAAAAGGTTGATGAGAACGTCGTACCCAAACTCCAGTCCGTACCGGGTGAAGGCTGCTCGAACCTGAAGCTGATCGTCCGGGTGCAGAAGAATTGCTCCAACGCCGACCGCCCTTAGGGCTCGTCCGTAAATCCATTCACCCAACCATGGGTCCGCTTGGAGCCGATTGTCCACACTACCGTACACGCTACGACTCGGCCAGCCGTGGTCCCACACGACGCACGGATGTTCCCGGAGGTCAGCCAGGAGGGTAGGGCCGTACTCCCGGTCGTCCTGGGTCGGTTCCCATCTTCGAAGAAAGGCGCCCCGATCGGCTAGCCGGTCGAGGACCAGGGTCTTGTTTACGTTGTCTGATCCGTCCAGTAGGATGAACAAGCTGCCTTCTCCTGAATTCATTCTATCACGTTTCGGATATTTGTAAACAGGGAAAGGGGGGACGGGACGACCCAATTTCCTGGGCCGTCCCGCCCGTCTTATGCCGCTACCCTGGCGGCTAGGCCCTCGGCCGTGGGAACAATGAAGCGCCGTCTTTGCGCAGCCAGTACCGGACAGTCGTGGATGCGGTGCCAACCTTCGTCATCGTCGATCCCTAACCAAAGTAGTGCTACCTTGGTTAGATTGGAGGGGACGCCCTCGCCCTCTTCATCGATGTCGTCGAGTACCCAGGCAAGCATGCTCATGCTAGAGCTCCCTCTTCTTCAACGGCGACTGACTGGTCACCATGCTTGATGCCGTGGTTCTGCCCGGTGCAGATGCAGTGACACGGCGTCGTGGGGTCGGCCCTCTTGCAGTTCTCGACGCATAGGCCGGTCTCCGACACGGTGTCGGGTCGGAGGTTGGCGTCGCACAGGCGGCCGTCCACGATGACGAACGCCTTCTTGTGGTTTCCGCCGCGATAACCCTTGAAGCCAGAATGACTGGCGATGTCACCGACCCACACCGACCGATGGTCCTGATGGTAGATCACCCAGCGATCCATCGGCGCATCACCTCCCTCAGGGACGGGCTGCCGCCCTCCGACAGCGGTCGGGTCCTGCCGAATTGAACCTCGTCGTCGATCTCGACGAGGGGAGTGCCGAGGTTCCACCCGACGAAGCCCGGCATCTCCTGGGGGTGAACGTCGAACTTGCGCTCGACCGACGTGGTGGGGTTGCAGTAGTACCAGACCGGTGGTGAAAATCTCAGTACGCTCATTGCAGTTCCTCCTTTGTTTGGTGGGGCCCGGGGCGGACTGCACCCCGGGCCCCTGGCGGAATTTGGGCTACTCGTCCAGTGCCTTCTCGATCTGCACCGTGAGTTTCTTGGACAGATGGAGCAGGTTCTTCAGTACCACCCTACCCCCGCCTCTATCCTCTTCCGACTTGGCGATCGACGCCACGAGCGCCGATGCCGCCTTCAGTCCTTCCTCCGCGAGCATCGATTGCGGGTCCTTCAGCCAAGAGAAGTGGGTCTTGACCACCCGCCCGGGCGCCTTGGCCTTTTTGTCGGGCCGGCGTGCCGGGAGTACGGCGTGGGCGTTGAGGATGGAGTCCTTGTCCTGCTTCAGCAACGCCGTAACCGCCTTGGGTCCGCCGAGGTCCTGGGCGCGCCTGGCGACCTCGGCCACCATGCGGGTGTCGCGGGCGGAGAGCTTGTCCTTGGCGGCCTTCTGAAGAACCTGCCCGGCCAGCTTGAGGTCGCCGCCGGTCCCGGCCTTGGCCTCCCGAACCGCGTACTCGGTTATATCGCGCGATATATTTCCCAATTCGGGGTCCAGCATGTTGAGATAGGCGCCGACCCAACTTTGAGCATGTCCCAACTTCCTGGCGAGCACCTCCTGCGTGCACCCCGTCGTCTCGATGATCGCCTGCAGGGCATTGGCCACGTCGATGGCAGCCATGTTCTCCCGGACGACGTTCTCGATCAGGCTCTGCGTCAGCAGGTCGCCGTCCTCGCCGGTGACCACCAGTGCGTCGACCTCCGTCATCCCGGCGGCCTTGGCGGCCTGGACCCGACGGTGCCCGTACACTAGGACGTACGCCCCGTTGTACGCCCGAACCTTGACCGGCACGAGCTGGCCCACCTCTCTCAGGCTGGCCTCGAGCTCCTCGAGCAACTCGGGCGACATTGATTTGCGAACCCTTTCCGACAGGCCTTGGATCTTGTTGAGCGGAATCTTTTGCAGTTCCATTCATATCTCCTTTTGCGTGGTGGTGGGGGCAGGGGATGGACCCCTACCCCCAACCGTATCGGATCGAACTACACTGTTCTGATGGCCTCGGCGAACGCACGGACCTTGGCCTGCGCCCGTCCGCCGAATAGTGCGGCGACCAGGATGTCGCCCTTCCCCTCACGGTAATCTTCGAGCTCGACCACCGCGTTGTACGCCGCCCAGGCAGTGCCGCCCAGGCCTGGGAACTCGTCTCCGAACTTCGTGTACAGTTTCAGCGCGGCGTCGCGGAGCTGCTGTGCCCTCTCTAGCCCGTGCTGGACACCGTTCTTGGCATCGTGCAGTACAGCAGCGTCGGCAGAGGAAAGCTGAACGTCCGTGCCGAATAGCTCTTGTGCCAGCATTGCCTTTTCTCCGACCTTGGGGTCCGGGTAGGCGGATCGCAGGATGCCCTCCAAGGCGTCGGTATTCAGCAACGCTTTGGCCAAGCGATCGAACTCTGCCAGGGTCCTGCCTTGGGCCTGCTCGAGCTGCTTGATCAGTCCGACGCGAAAACCGAGCTGACCGGCAACGGACTTCGTGTGGATGATCCGCGCCTGCACCGTGGCCTGCCGCAGCCCGGTGACGAGCGTATTCTGGCAGACCACCCGCACGGGAGTGAAGGCGATCTTGAGCGAAGTACCGCCGTCCTTCGTATCCGTTACGAGGAAGTACCGATGGATCCGCTCCGTACCGTTCCCGTTGCCCAGTACCGTTTCACCGGCGTCCAGTACCAGGAACATCGTCTTGCCGGCGTCCAGGGCGCCGATCGTCTCGACTGGCCACCGCTCGGTCAAAGGGTCGAGGGCGGCGCCGATGTCCGTGTTCTGGATGACGGTATAGCCCTCGCCGGCCCAGCCGAAGCACCGGTACTGGTCGTCATCCGGCGTCGGCTCGCGCACGATCGCCACGCGCCCTTCGATCGGTCTCCATCCGGCCGGGATTGTGATCCCGGCGTCGGAGGTAAACGCCGGCGCCTCGAACCCGATGGGTCGGGTTACCACCTGGAAGTGCAGGCAGGCGGCCGTCACCGCCTCGAGCGCCCCGAGAGGAGCGTCGAAGGTTCGACCCAGCCCGTGCCAGGCCGGTTCGCGCCTCCCGAGGAAGCGTTCCCCAAAGATGTTCGCAGACATGTGTTGCCTCCTTTTGGGCAGGTCCGCCCAGCGCCGCACCGGTGCCGTCACCGGTGCGGGACCTCGATGGACCTGGTTGAAGGTCTACCGTCCTAGCGGCACGCACTGACCGCCCATGCAGCTTGTGAGCGCCTGGGCCTGTTTCTGGCTCAGAGGCCTGCCCGGAAGGTTGCTCACGGCTACCCAGCCCAAGCATCGGAACTGAGATTCCTTGGCCGGGGGGTACCAGCTCGATCCCTCGTTGGGATCCATGTCGGATCGCAAGGAGTACGATGCGAACCAAGCGTCCTGTCCGTCAGGTCCTACCAGGTGCCACAGCCAGCCGCACGGATCCTGGTGACACTGCTTTGGCTCCGGGGTCGACTCCGGCGTCACCGTCGGAGTACCGCCCACCCCAGTTGGCGTAGGAGAAACATCACCCGGAGTAGACGTCGCTGTTTCGGTAGCTGTGTCTCCAGGCGTCGGAGTTGACTCTGGCTCTGTGGGACTGGCGGTAGGAGTCTCACTTGGCACCTCCGTCGGCTCGATGTTTACCGTAGCGGTAAAGATAGGCGTTTCGGTAAAGATCGGCGTCTCACTTGGCGCCTCTGTGGGAAGTACGCAGGCCCCGAAGTAGTCCTGCTCGTGCCCGGCTTGGGGTGTGCCGTCCTCGTTGAAGTGCCCGCCCGGCCCGTAAACCGCTGGGTACGGTAGCGTCAGGGTGACGTAGTTGGCCGGGTCGGACGCAAGTCCGGCCACATGGCAGATAGTGAACGTCTCTGGCGGACCACCCGCCTCCGCCCGAAGCAAGCTGGCTGCCAGTACAGCGAGGATCAGGATCAGACCCACCACAATCCACGATCGTTTCGTCATTCGTATTCTCCTTTCGGGCCGGACTGCCCGCGCCCTCCCCCGAGCGGAACTCGGGGGAGGTGGCTGGAAGTCCTACTTGCAAGGATCGCCTCGGGTCTGAAGATAAGAACCTCTGGACTGTTGGAAGACTACAACTTGACTTCCTGGTTCAACGGATGCCGGGAGAGTTCCAACAATTTTGATTAGTGTTCCAGACCCCGATCCAGTTGTCTTTAGGGTAGCAGGATAGATCTTGATGACCACCCTGCATTCAATCAGAAACGGCGGCATCGGGGTTGGGTCCGCCCAACGCCAGCCCCCCAGCAGACAGGTCTTTACCGCGTCACCCACGCTGTTCGGAAGGTGTATCTCGTTGATGATTTGGTGAGCTAGGATGCCCTCGTCTCCCTCCGGTACTGTAAGGGTATCCCAGTTCAGTTGGCACAGCGCAGGATCCAGAATTGGAGCAGCCTTGGGACCACAAGCCGCCAACATCGGTACAAATAGTGCAAGGGCCAACAGCAGCTTCTTCACGTCAACTTCCTCCTTTGGGCCGGTGCGCCCATCCCTGCCGCTGAGCCTCGAGGTTCAGCGACAGTGCATCGGCGGGCCGACGGGTCATTGAACGGGAATGACCAACCCGAGTTCGATCTGCTTGACCAGGATCGGTGGGGCGCAGGCGACGCATGCCAGTTTGCCGTCCCACCAGATCCTCTCGCTGTCCGGCACGGGGTAGATGTATCTGCCCTCGCCGGACGGAACGTGTACCCCACAGAACCCGCATTTGCGGGCCCGGGCGCGCCTTCCGGTTGGTTCCTCGCCTCCGTCCTCTTCGACGACCTGGTGAACGCCGCGGAGGACCCGGACGATGTCCCTGCTGGTGACCGCCTTCGCGTCCGGCACGTACCTCCCACGCATGGCCTTTGGCAGGTCGTAGTGCGCGTGCCTGGAGCCCGTGTGGAACATCCGGCGCCGGATACCGTGGGACCCGGCGAACTCGTGCAGTTCGTGCAGGCCCTTGTCCGACACGACGTGGACGCCGTCCGTGTAGATGGTCACGGCGTCACCGGGTGCCGTTCGGTGAACGTCCTCATCCAGTGCGTCAGGACCCTGGCGGCCAGGGGCCCGGCAAGGTCGAAGGTGTTCATCAGGTACGGACGGGCCCCGAACATGTTGGTGATCCCGGACTCTCGGAGTTCGTCCAGGTACTCCAACATCTCGTCGAGCTGCCCCTCCACCTGTGCGTTGAGTTCCAAGTCGGGGAGCATCAGTCCACCACCTTCTCGTTCGGATTGAGCCGCACGAGGATACGACCGAGTCGCTTGTGTCCGGTCATCTTGTAGTGCTTCTGCCACCAGGTGATCACGTCGGACGCCAGCGGGGTGTGCGCCCGAGCACCTTCGCCGTTGAAGAGCTCCATCAGTTCTTCCTCGGCGACTGTTGCAGCCTCGTCCATTCG